CATCTTTGAGAAGCTCGGCTGGTCCGCCAGCGTTGGCGAACTACAGACCTACTCAGTCACGTTCAAGGTGGGTGCATAGTGGGACTCGCTGAAGAAATCCTGGCACTGGATCAGGCACGCAGCCTTCGGGTTCACGTGCCGGAGTGGAAGCGGGATGTGTTCATTCGGACGCTATTGCTCGGTGAGTTGCAGGACTGGGAACTCGCCTGCCTTCGCAGCAAGGGCGATGGCGTGGACGAGTACCGCACCCGCTACCTGGCGAAGTGCCTGGTGGACGAGAACGGGCGGCAAATCTTCACGAGCGACCAACTCAAAAGTATCGACGGCGTCATCGGCAATCGGCTGTTCAAGATGGCACAGAAGCACAACGACCTGGATGACAAGGAGATCGAGGACATAGGAAAAAACTGAGGGACCGGCCACTGGATGCGTTCCCGCTCCTGCTGGCCGGGCATCTCGGAATGACTCTTGGTGAGTTGCGGCAGCGGATGGACGTTGTCGAGTACAGGCAGTGGCTGGCGTTGCATCGGTTTGTGAATCCACTCGGAGGCGAATGGCGGCAAACGGCTCGGATCGTGGCGGCGACGCTGGCCCCGCACTGTGGGAAGGGCAGACCGCCACGTGAAGAAGACTTCATGCCGATCCAAAAGGTTCCGATGACGGCGGCCGAGATAGCGGCCGAGCTCAGCAAGTTGAAGCGGTGACGTATGGCGACAACCCTAGCACTGGCGATGCGGGCAAGCATGTCCGCAGGCGGCTTGGTGTCCGGTTCCAAAGAGGCATCGGCGGCACTGGACCGCATGGGCAAGCACGCCCGACAGGCGGCGTCCGATTTGTCGCTGCTCAAGAATCTGGCCATCGGATCGACGATTGCCCGTGGAGTCACTGCGGCATCCAATGCGATTGCGTCGTATGCCGCTCAGGTGACGACCGCCGTCGATGCCACCAACGACCTGGCTCAGCGTGTCGGCTTTAGCGTGGAGTCTCTGCAGGCACTGCAGATGGCGGCCAAGCTCTCGGGCGTGAACGACGCCACGACGGCGATCCAGAAGATGACGGTGGCCATCGGTGCGGCTGCCGAGAGCGGCAAGACCGAAGCATTCACGAAGTTGGGCATCGACTTTGAGAAGCTGCAGGCGATGTCGCCAGAGGAGCAATTCCGCACCATCCAGGCAGCCATCGCTGCACTGCCCACCCCAGCCGAGCGTGCGGCGGCAGCCGTTGCACTGTTCGGCCGAAGCGGCGTGGAGTTGCTGCCGTTGATGGAGCAGAACCTGGCCGCCGTCGAGGAGCGGATGCGGCGGCTTGGTGCCATCGTTGGCACCGATCAGGTTGAGGCTATTGGCGCCATGAATGACGCACTTGACATGGTGCGTGCGACGTTCGACGGCATCATCGGCCAAGTGGTTGGCAACCTGGCTCCGATTGTGGAGAGCCTGGCCAACGAGTTTCTGGAGTTCGTGGAGTCGTTCAACAGCGTGAATGGCGAGGGTGGCACTGGCATTGCCAACACCATCAGCGAAGCACTTCTCGACGTCGCCGACTACATGGCTGGCGTCTTTGACACGGCTGTGGCCGGATTTGATGGCTTCGGCGTCACGATGGCTGACGTCGGTGCCGTCTTCCAGACGGTAGGCAACATCTTCACGGCATTCACGGAAACACTGCGTGCGGCCTTCAACGTCTTTCAAGTCGCTGGAAACCTTCTGGCTGAGGGGCTGGGGCGATTCTTGGAGGGCATTGGCAGCTGGGTGTCGAGTGACTTGGAAGCCTTCGGCCGTGACATGGCAAGCAGGGCCGCAGAGCAACGCAACAAGAATATGGCAGAAGCGGCAGATGCTGGTGCGAATGCCGCTTCTGCCGCTGGCCGTGCCGTGTTCGGAGGCGAGGCTGGCACGGCACCGGAAGGCCCAGCCCAGCGTGCTGTGCGAGCCGCCAGAGAACGCATGACTCCCGAGGAGCGTGAGCGACGCCAGAAGGAGCGAGAGGCGAAGGCTGAGCAGGACAAGGCGGCACGAGAGGCTGCAGCAGCTGAGGCAAAGGCCAAGAAAGACGCCGAGGCTGCACAGAAGCGACAAGAGCAGGCCGCCAAGGATGCTGCCAAGCTGATGGAGCAGGCGGCCGGCAAGCAAGAAGACATCGACAAGGTGCAGGCGGAACGCCAAGCCGCACTCTCTGGCACATCGAACGAGTCGCTCAAAGCAAACGACATCCGCTCAAGCGAGGGCATGGCTCAGTTCTTGGCACTGGCTACCGGCCGAGAAGATCCGGCCATCGCTGAATATCGCAAGCAGACGCAGAAACTCGACGAGATGAAGGCCGAGCTTCGGGCGCTGAATCAGCAGGCCGTCGACATCCTGGGGGCCGCAGCATGAGCGTCGTCAAGACGACAGAGCTTGCCACCGTGTCGGCGTCCAGAAAGTTCGGCGAGCCGCCGGTCTTTCAGCGGAAGTTTCTCGTGGAGGTGGACAGCCCCACGACACCACAGACGCTGATCAGCAACGCTCCTGGTATTACGTTTCTCCAGGGCCACCCGGAGGCCACGTACTGCCTGGCGATGAACGTGAGCGTGAGCAACTACAACGGCTCACGGTGGCACTATGAGGTGACATGGGACTACGAACTGCCGAAGCAGCAGAACGTCGATCCCAACCCGCTGGCCCGTGCCGACATCTGGAAGTGGACGACGGGCGGGCTGGCGGTGCCTGCCCTGTACTACTACGACAGCGAGACGCTGAAGCCGCTCACCAACTCGGCCGGCGATTTCTTTGAAGGGGCCATGACTGACATCTCGACGCTCCAGGCGTCGATCAGCGGCAATCGCCCAACATTCAACTACGGGCTCGCCACTGCCGTCACAAACGCCGTCAACAGCGACACGTACCTAGGGGCTCCAGCCGGCACGTGGAAATGCAGCGGCATCTCAGCCCAGCCAGCCGTCGAAGTTGTGAACGAGGTCGAGATTCGCTACTGGCAGGTAGAGGTGACGCTCGAGTACCGCCCAGACAAATGGAACCTGCAGCTGCCGGATATCGGATGGAACTACTTGGAAGACAGCAAAAAGAAGCGTGCATATGTGATTGACTCGGAAACGGGCGACAAGGTTCCGAGCAGCAATCCGCAGCCGCTCAACAGCGACGGCACCCGCAAGGCGAGTGGTGCCCCAAACATTCTTGAGCGGCGAGTGCAGAAACAGGTCGCCTTCAACTCATACTTCGGCCAGCCGACGCAAGCCTAGGAGAGAGTCATGCCAGACGTCGTCTACAGCATCACCGGCAACGTGGCCAAGGGGCCGCTGTCGCAGTCGTTCGCCGCCTCTGGCGTCACTACCGATATGTCTGTGACTGGCGTTGCCACGCTCACTCTGACTCCTGGCACGGACGCCGCCGGCACGACTGCGATCAGCACGGCCACACTGACGAGCGTTGGCGTGTTCTTTGCCCGCAACCTATCGACGGTGGCGACTGCCGCCGTTTCGTTCGGCCAGTTGTCGGCTGGGACTCTGGTGCCGACCGTATCGCTCAATGGCGGCGAGGCGTCAGTCGGCCGGCTGGCTTCCGGCTCCTACGCCGCTCAGTCGAATCTGGCCGGCACGAAGCTCGTCATCACGATCCTCGAGGGCTGATTCATGGCCACGCAGGGAGCCAACAACGGCCCCGGGCAGGGCGCTGGCAATCAGTTCGTCAAGTTCACCAGGGCATCCGCCCAGCGGATCGCCAGCGTTGTACGCACGGTGGAGGGCGGCGACCGCCGCCAGGCCCCGATCACGTTTGACCACCCGATCATCCAGCCTGGATCGGCGATCCGCACTGGCACATTCACGGGTTATTGGGGCCGGCAGCAGACCGCCGTCGTCACGTTCGTCTACGGCAGCACGGCGACGGCGTCGGTTCACAACGATCTGATCAACCTGCCCAACTCTGGCACACGCTACTGCGTGGTGGGCCGGGAGGGCACGGCGTGGCGGCTCATCAACTGGCAGTGGGAAATCGCCAACGTGCCCACTGCTGCCGAGCTCACGACGACGGCCCTCATGTTCAAGACTCTGCCCGTTGGTGCCGTCTCGACTGCGTCCACCATCACATTCAATATCTCCGTTGCCTCGTGCTCCACGACATGAGGTAGGCCGTGCCGCTGTACCTCTATGGCCCGGTGCTGCAGGTGGTGGAGGGGCCGGCGTTGGCCGCCTCGGACGGGTGCTGCTGCATCAATCAGTCCACCGACTGCAACGTCATCTGCCCGACCAACCGGGCTTTTTTTGATTGCTTCGGCACCGGCTCTTGGGAGCTCAACGCCGACGAGTGCCAAGCGGGATTTGTGCCGAGCTCCGCGTCATGCCCAGAGTGCCCAAACGTCCCTGGTGACGTCACGCAGTGCTGTTCGTGCTGTGTTGAGAACGGAGCCCCGTGATGCTGCTGGAGCGTTGGCACGTCATCAGGCGGGCAATCGACCGTGGCTACGACGTCCATGGCATCTGGCCCTGCTTCGTCGGCTGGGACCACGACGACGTGTGGGAGGTGGACACGGACCACCCGGCGTACCCTCGGGCTCGAGGGCCAGAGCCGAAGCCGGTGGCCGTGAGCGGCGACGGCGTCGGAACGGAGCTCAAGTCACTGCTAGCACTGCTGGGTTTTCGCACGACGCCGGGCTGCGGTTGTCTGGTGAAGGCCCAGGCTCTCAATGACCGTGGCATCGACTGGTGCCGGGACAACGTGGCGATGATTGTCGGCTGGCTGGAGGACGAGGCCCGTACCAGGCGGGTGCCGTTCGTGCGGGCTGTGGCCACGCTGCTGGTGAAGCGAGCCATCCGCAATGCGGAGCGGCGGTTGACGAGTCTGCCATCCTCCGGGTGAGGAGGACGCCGTGCCAGAGGATCACGTTTTCACGCTGAACGGCGACGAGCGGTGGCTGCTTCGGTTCACGGACCTGAAGGGCCAGGCATACGGCTACACGTTCAGCCAAAAAGCAAAGCGGCCCCGCATCCTCATCCACAACGGGCTGCGTGGCCGGCACAAACTGACGATCATCGTGCACGAGTTGCTGCACGCCCTGTATCCAACGGCCAGCGAGGAGCACACCGAGCAGGCAGGCAAGGACATCGCAAAGGTTCTGCACGCCCTTGGCTGGAGGGAGGTGGCCGATGGCAAAGCGCCTGAGTCTGCGTGACGACGTCCTGGCCAACATTCCACGCAAAGGATTTGAGCCCTGGCACAAGTCATTGCCCTCCGACATCCGCCAGGAGGTGGAGCAGCTGCGGGCAGACTTTCATGCTGGCCGGCTAGGTGCCGGCGTCACGAAGACGGGGCTCAGCCACACGCTGGCCAAGGCGCTGCGGGACCGTGGCGTACTTATCGGACACGCAGGAGTTCGCAAATGGCTCGAAGACGCCAAGCCAAAAGCCTGACCGACGAGGTGCAGGCCGGGCTGGCCGCCTCGCAGCAGTTGGCCGTCGATGCCGAGCTCGCCCGTTTACGGGCGGAGGTGGTGTCGCTTCGCTCCAAATACAAAACGGCCCTGGAGCAAATCGACAGGGAGCGGGAGCGTGGCGACTCCTTGGCAGCCATCCAGGGCGTACAGCCTGTGCCGCTCACGGTTACGGCACGATCACGAACGAAAGGCAAGCACGACGCTACGGCGGTGCTGATGCTGTCCGATGTTCACTGCGAAGAGCGTGTCGAGCCGCAGACCGTGAACGGCGAAAACGACTACTCGCTGGACGTCTGCCATCTGCGGCTGGGCGAGATTGAGGAGCGTTTTCTCGATTGCCTGCAGCACGAACGGAACCAGGCGGCTGTGGACCGGGTGCTCATCTGGCTGGGCGGCGACTTCATCACGGGGCACATCCACCCCGACTGCGTGGAGGTGACGCAACTCTCGCCGATGAATGCCACCATGTGGATCTCGGCGAGGCTCCGCAGCCTCATCGACCGCATCGCTTCCCACGCCAAGAGCGTGATCGTCTGCACCAACGCCGGCAACCACGGCAGGAGCACAGAGAAAAACCGCATCGCCACGGAGCTCGAGCACTCATGGGAGCAGCTGATGTATTTCACGCTGGCCCGTGAGGAAAAGAACAAGAACGTGGCATGGCAGATTGCCGAAGGCCACCTTGGGTATGTGGATCTCGACGGGTTCCTCGTTCGCACCACGCATGGGCACAGCATCCGCTACGCAGGTGGCGTGTACGGGTTGGCACTGCCGGCGAGCAAGGCGATTGCACGGTGGGACGCAGGCCGCAAGGCGAGCCTTACGATCTTCGGCCACTATCACTCGTGGGGCTGGCTGCGAGGTGCTCGCTACATCGCCAACGGCAGCGTTATTGGACATTCCCCATACGCTGAGCGGGTTGCCTCACCGGAGCGGCCGTGCCAGGGCATGGCCATCATCGACCACGGCCGGCAAGAGGTGACGAGGGCCTACCCGTTGTTTTGCGACAGAGACTTGAGGAAGAAATGACCACGACTCTGACTGATGCCAACGACGCACTGCGTACCGCCGTCCGCTCTCGGATGGCCACGACCCAGGCCGACGACCCTAAGCTGATCGGCTACAAGATCGACCAGGGCGACCCCGAGCCGTCGTGCTGCGAGGGCGGCAGGATGTGCGGGGATGGCGTGCTCGCCAACGGCCGCCACCCAAGTTCGGCGGCGTTCGTGCGACTGCTCGAGGAGATGCAGCGGCTGCACGAGAGCAAGTCGGCCGACTACGGCAGCGAGGATGATCCGCTCGCCAACGTCCGCAGCGGTGCGGACTTCGTGAACATCGAGCCGTGGCGTGGCTGCATGGTTCGGATTGCGGACAAGGTGCAGCGGTTGAGGACGTACTGCCGCACCGGGCGGCTCGTGCATGAGGGCGTCAGAGACACGCTGATGGACCTGGCTGCCTACTCGCTTCTGGCCATCGTGCTTTTTGACGAGGGGGCCGATGGGTAAGCCGCTCACGGACGAGTACCTAGCGTCCGCTGAGATCGACGCCAGGCGGTTCCAAGGGGCGTACACCGGCACCAGCGGCACCCTGGCGGCACACGTGATGCGATTGCTGGCCGAGGTGCGACGCCTGCAAGTCGAGGCCGCCTACCGGAGAGAATTGAGGCGGCCCATGCCGCCACTACGTGAGCCGGGCGGCGGGTAGTAGCGGCGCGGGTCTCCCTCCATTCCCCACGCCGCTCCCCGCCTGCTCGGTCACGCTGCGGGCCTATCGCCCGGCGAGTCATCGGCTGCTGGCGGCGGCTGCCGCCCAGGGCCGAGGTCGAGCGGGGGAAGGTAGTCCAGGGCGGACTGAATCCCGGTGATCGCTGGGTCCAGGTAGTGCCGTTTGGTCGTCTTGGCATCGGCGTGGGACAGGTGGCTGGTTGCGTCGCCGCCGGCAGCCGCCACATAGGAGCCACTCGCCTTTCTGATGGCATGGAATCCCCTAGCCTCGACGCCTGCTGACTCGCACACCAGACGGAGCGACTGATAGATCGTGTTCTGGGTGGAGCGGTAGTCCAGCCAGGGCCATATGCGTTCGTTTGGAGCCCTGCGGCGATCGGCCAGGAGCTTGATGAGCTCAGGCGGGATCGGCCTGGAAATCGTCTCTATGCCGCCCTTGCGGGTATCCCCGAGGAACGTCAGTTGGCCGTGCTCAAGGTCGGCTTCCGACCAGCGGATGCGTAGCAAGGCCCCTACCCTCTCCCCCGAGTACCAGGCAGCCATGACCAGAGTCGCAAAAAACCAGCCTGCTGGCACAGGCCCGACTGCGTTGTCCCGCTTCCACGCAGCCCGCACGATCCGTGACACCTCGTCGACGGTGTAGCCCTTCGGCTGCTTCGTCGGCACTCGGACAAGGTTTCGCGGCAGGTCGAGGAACTCAAGCGGTTGCCCATCTCGGCCCTTGTACCGCTTCTTCGCTGCGTGGTTTGCCAGTGCGACCAAGTGGGCCAAGTCTTTCCGCACAGATGCAGGCGACGCCAGGCGGCCACGGTGTGGCGTGGTGGCTCTCCACCGGCAGAACTTGCTGACGTTCAGATCGTCAATGTCCGCAATCTCGGCAGGCCGCCCAAGAAAATCGGAGAAGCGGTCGATCGTGTAGGTGTACAGGTCGATTGATCTCTGACTGAGGTTGTGCAGCACTGCGTATCGATCAACCAGCAACTCTTGGAGCTTCATTTTTTGTCCTCCCGTGACGCGGAAGGCAGTAGTGTACATCTGTGAACTACTCCCATGCCCTCCGCTAATAATGAACTGTACAGATGGGGAGGATGTAGGGACAAAGCCGGAAACTCATAGTTGGAAACTCATACGGCCAGCGGCCTGAGTTTCCACTTTCTCAGTCCCATGGTTCGCTTCGGGACGCTCTGGCTGCGTAGGTTTGACCAACTACCGCTCCTCGGTAGAGTGGGGGCATGGTTGCGATGGCACACAGAATCGACGGGCAGGAGTACCTCACGATCGCCGAGGCCGTGGCCTACATGGGCTGCACGGACGGCTGGGTGCGTCACCTCCTCCGAGAGGACAAACTGCGGGGAAAGCGGATCGGCGAGCGTCTGTGGCTCGTCTCCCTTGAGTCGGCCAGGGAGCAGCGTGACGCCCTGACCACCAGGGCGAACGCCAAGCGGCACCTGGCGAAGCGTCCCCTGGCTACCAGGAAGCCGGCCAAGAAGGCCGCCAAGCGGCGGAAGTAGCGTTTCCACGAGGAAAACGTGGCCCAAAAAAATCTTTTCCTGTGCCGCTTGACGCCCAACTACCGATACCCTACAGTACAGACATGACGCAGCGAGTGGCTGCGGGACGCAAACCGGAGACGAAACGATGGAAATCAAGATCGACACCCGCGCCAAGTTCTATGCGATGCTCGACGCCCTTCAGCAATACATCGACAACTGCAACGACGCGGAGTATCTGATCGACAACGGAGAACTCGACGACTTCTACCGTAAGGTTGCTGCCGCCGAGGAAATGCGTGACCAACTTGACGCTGCCTTGGCGTCGCTTGCGGATTGACCAACCACAAAGGTGGGGCCACCCGGCCTGCCGACAGCTGCGAAACGGGTGGCAATCGCACAACGGATTCTCAGGCCAAGGAGGGCCGCGCAATGCGACGCACGATCAACAACCTGCTCCCCGCCCTGGTGCTGGTCCGCTTTGGCCAGGAGCTCGGCACCGATTCTCCGGTGGCTCGAGCCCTGCACGATCTGCTGGAAATGCTGGCCTCTGTGCCCTGGTCGTTCCTCGGGTTGACGAACTACCGCTAGGCGTTAGCCTATCTACCGACAACGGTAGCCACAAACACTGCAAAACACGTCCTTTTCTCTCGTCCATGGTTTTTGTTGACAGACCACGCCAGAGAGTTACGATGCCCCGCCTTACGCATAGTGAACACCCGTACACTTCTCCTGCAGCGGACACCACTCAGCCAACAACGCAAGCCCAAAAACAAGGCGTTTTTGGCATGGGGATTGCCCCCCCCCCCCTTTTCTATCTTGCCCCCTCGTCTTGGGTCAGCAGGGTGGGGGAATCATTCCGTAGGTCGAGCTAGCACCGCCCCGCACGAAAGGACTCACCGCATGGACGCTCACACCAATGAGTACCTAGCCGCCATCAACGGCCTGCACGAACAGACGCCCAGCCCCCGACGCCACGTCTACGCCGTTGGCGACTTCGTCTCGGGCTGCACTGCCGGCCGTCGCTGGCAGGGATACATCGACTGGATCAGCGACGACGGCAGCCTTGTGGTGCACGACGGCTCGTCACTCACCCGTTACTCGCCAAACGACGTCACGCACTGAACAGGAGCCCGGCGGAGCCGGGTACGCCCAGGAGGGGGATTCTCCCGGTGAGGCAGGACGCTGACCCGGGTTTTTCACAGGCAACGAAAGGACGCGACATGGTTCACATCAGGAAGGCAAAGCGGTCAGCGACAAAGCTGCGGCTGCTGCTCACAGGACCAAGCGGCAGCGGGAAAACCTGGGGTGCCCTGCAGATCGCCAGGGGCATCGGCGGCAAGTGCGTGGTCATCGACACAGAGGAGGGATCATCAGACCTCTACGACCACCTGCACGACTTCGACGTCATCGACTTGCGGCCACCGTTCTCACCTGAGCGGTACATCGAGGCGATCACGGCGGCAGAGGACGCTGGCTACGACATCATCATCGTGGACAGCGTCACGCACTGCTGGAGCGGATCGGGCGGCTGCCTGGAACTGCTTGAGGACGTCGCCAAGGCGCAATTTCGCGGCAACACGTGGTCGGCTTTCAGCGTCATCACGCCCCGCTGGCGGGCGTTCGTGGACAAGCTGCTGCGTTCGCCTGCCCATGTCATTTGCTCGGGCCGCTCCAAAACGGAGACGGCTCAGGTAGACGACCACGGCAAGAAAAAAGTGGCCAAACTCGGCATGAAGTTGGAGGCCCGTGACGGCCTGGAGTTTGAGTTCACGTGCGTGCTGGACCTGATTCACGACGGGCACTACGCCACCGTGTCGAAGGATCGCACCGGGTTGTTTGCCGGAGATCCCAAGCCCATCACCACGCAGACGGGCGAACGTCTGGCCGAGTGGCTCGCTGGTGCCACGCCGGTTGACGACGAGGCCACAGTCAGCAAGGCACGGCAGGCGATCGCCACGGCCGAGTCGGTCGAGCGGCTCGACAAGGTGATGGCAACCGTGGCCCAGCGTGTCGCCGAGCGGCGGATCACTGAGAGGACGGCCAGCGAACTCGGCAGCGAGGCGGCGGCACGGAGGACTGCACTGGCGATCGACAGCACCACGGCCGTCACGGCCTAGAGAGGACTGGAGAAATGGATTTCCGCATCGACAGCAGCGAGCAGACAACGGCGACGCCGACAGAGCGGCAGATTGTGCCAGTCGGCATCAGAACGATGGAGATCAAGCACGCCGAAGAAACCACGAGCAGGTGGAAGACGTCAGATGACAACCCGCACGGGCACGTCCTTGCCCTGCGTTTGGCTGACATGAACGGCGACTTTCGCTTCGTGTTCGACGACATCGCACAGCACGACACGCCGAGGGCACGGGCACTGATTGCGGCCCTAGGCCGGCAGCCATCTGGCGGCGTCGTATCGCTAACTCCTGCGAACCTCGTCGGCCAGGTCATCACGGTCGAGGTCACGCACTACACGGCGAAATCGACGGGCAACACGTCGGCTCGTGTTCAGCGGTACGTGCCGGCTGAAAGCCGTGCACAGAAGCAGCAGGCCACGCCACGCACTGCACCGCCGCAGGAGGTGGCGGCAGGCGACATCCCTTTTTGATGCACGTCGTGCGGACGACTGAGGACTACCACGATGCAGTCGAGGCACGAAGCAAGCTCACCTGGCATCTGATGCAGGGCCGCATCACGCGGCAGGAGATGCACGAGTTGGATGACGTGTTCTATGGCAAGTGGGACGCCACGATCGCAGCCGCACAGCGTGCGGTGAGCATCCCGCCGCTACCACCAGGAAGGTACTACGGGGACTGAGTCTGTAAGTGAATCGAAACGGCTGGCCCCAGCCACAGCGTCTAGCCCAAGGACGCACGGGCAACCGCACAAGGACGTATGCGATGAGTGAGTACGAACTGATGCAAACCGGGCTGGTAATCCACGGAGGGTGGACGCCGGAACTGTGGGAGGCAGCTGGCCACGAGATCGCCCGCTACCAGAAGGGCTTGATGTGGCTGATCGGGGACTGGCTCAACGCTGGAGCCCGCGAAGGGTACGTCGAGCGTGGAAGGATCGCCGAGGCGTGCGAGCGGTTTGGGATCGCGTATGACACGGCCGCCCAAGCCGTGAGGGTAGCGGCGGCGTTCCCTGAAAGTTGTCTACGTAGACAACATTTAGGGTGGCACCACCACAAGGAAGTCGCCAACCACGACCAGGCCGCCGAGTTGCTGGAGTGGGCAGAGGCCGAAGGGGCGACGGTCAAGCAACTTCGAGAGGAGAAGCAACGCCGCAGCATCGCAGCCGCGCCGTCTATTTCCCAAGCGAGCGGCACAAAAGGCGATGCATCGTGGGAGTTCAAGGTTGGCGATTGCCAGTCGCTTCCATTCCCCGACGATCACTTCGACCTCGTCTTTTGCTCACCGCCGTATGAGGCACAGAGAGCATATGGAGAACTGGAGTTCGCCCTGGCTGGCGAGGACTGGGTGGCGTGGGCGACAAAGTGCTACCTCGAGTGCCTGAGAGTATCGAAGGGACTCGTGGCATGGGTTGTCGAGGGATACACCGACGACTTCGCCTACAGCTCGACGCCTTTCCTGCTTATGGCAGACCTTCATCGCCGAGGCGTGAAGGTTCGGAAGCCAGTCGTCTACCAGCGAAACGGCATCCCTGGTACTGGCGGCCCCGAGTGGTTGCGGAACGATTGGGAACCAATCATCTGCGCGACTAAGAACGGCCGACTGCCGTGGGCAGACAACACGGCGATGGGCCAGCCTCCTAAGCAGAACGTCCCTAGGGTGGCGACCAACCGCAATTCGGACGGCAGTCGCAAGTCTGCGATCTACGTTGATCCTGAGGTCTGCAATCCAGGCAACATCATCAGCGGTCTCGTTGGCAGCGGTGGCATGGGCTGGCGGGATGCGACCAGAAACGAAGCGCCATTCCCAGAGTGGCTGGCAGAGTTCTTTATTCGCAGCTTCTGCCCGCCAGGAGGCAGTGTGCTCGATCCATTCAGTGGATCAGGGACGACTGTGTCTATGGCCGTAAAGCACGGCCGCAACGGCGTCGGCATTGACGCACGTGAGAGCCAAGTGTGGCTGGGGGAGACACGACTGCTAGGGATGACAGTCGCTGAGCGTCAGCAGGGTCAGGGAGTGCTGATATGAGCAAGCCGTATGACTGCGCGGCAGACGAGTCAGCAAAGCCAGCCGAATGGGCCGTGCTGAGTTGGCTACTGGACGTCGGCTTTACGGTCACGGATCACCCGCAGGGCGATCTTGGCCCAGACATTCATGTCGCTCGTCTTGGGAAGGTTGTTGAGGAGTTCATTGTTGAAGTCGAGCACATGGGTAGCGACAGGACAGACGACCATGGGGATCTCATCTATCCGACTCTAAGCGTCCTCGCTCGACGAAAGCTTAGCGAGCGTTTGCCGACTCTCATTTTCCATGTAACCGCTGATCTGAAGCACGCCCTGATCGTGTTTGATCGTGATTTTAGGTGCACGCATGCCATGCAAGGATGCGTATCCCGCAACAACCCAGCAGGTGAACCAAAGAAATACGTTCCTGTTGAGCGACTGCTAAAGGTGTGCGTAGGAAGCCGAATCGACGAGCCGTTTGCGGAACTCAATGCTGACAGGGTTCGCGAAGCTATTGAGCACGAACAGGATGAAGATCGAGTCAGGCGGTTTTTATCTCCAGTCCGGCCGTACGGGATGAGCGGCGTCGAGTGGCGATGTTTTCTTGATCGCCTTAGTTCAGGGTGGAACTCGGCGGCCGCGAAGGAATTGCCTTTCTAGGAGGCCACTGATGGCACGCGAATGGATTGGCGGCGACCCTCCGCAAGAAGTCATCGCCGAGATGTGCAGCTTGTTCCAGCGCTCATGGACTGAAGCTGAGAGAGACAAGCGGTCTGGTTTGGCTGTTGATTCCGATGAGGCGTGGACTGTTCCTCAGTACCTAGTGCATCACTGCGAGACGGGACGGTGGCAAAAAGGCCGGGATCGAAAGGTGCAGATCTGGAGGCGTGCGGATGGCCGGTGACTGGATAAAGATGCGTGCCGCTTTGACGACCTGCCCGAAGGTGGCGGCCATGGCCCGCACCATCGGCATGGCAGAAGAGTTCCGCGGTCTGTCTCGGCAGTCCATGCGGCTTCTAGTGGTGGGCGGGCTCCATGCCGTCTGGGCCGCCGTCAACGAGCACACCAGCGACGGCGTGATGGCCAACTCCTACCCAGAGGATCTCGACGACATTGCCGGGATCGGGGGCTTTGGCCAGGCCATGCAGGATGCCGGGTGGCTGATTGTCGACAGTGCTGCCGCCAGCCTGACATTCCCCAACTTTGGGCAGTGGAACACGCCGGCCAAGGATACGACAGCAGCCGAAAGGATGCGAAAACACCGGGAAAAAGAGCGTGTTACGCGTAACACCGTAACCGTTACGGCACCGTTACGCGTAACAGTTACGCCAGATAAGACAAGACAAGATAAGAGAGAAGACATACCGGCTGCGCCGGTTCCCACGAGCAAGCCGCCTTCGGCGTCTGGCTCGCGTGAGACGCACGCCGTCACGTGGTCTGCTGACGCAGGGTGGCAGGGCATAACGGATGCCGACCGGCAGGAATGGGCTACGGCGTTCCCTGGTGCCGTTCTCAGCCAGGAGTTGGCCAAGGCCACGGCGTGGCTACGGGCGAACCCCAAACGGGCGGGACGACGCAACTGGCGGCGGTTCCTGGTGAATTGGCTGCAGCGGTGCCAGGACAAGGGCGGCACGCACCGTGAGCCTGGCCGCCGGCCCGACGAAAAGCCGCCGCCGAAGTCTTGGCGGGATGAGTACCGCCCCGCCCCGTACCGCCGGCCGAAGGAGTTGGCCGGCTTGACGCCCGACGTATCCATCAAGGACGAGGACATCGCATGACCATGACCGATCGCCCCCCACTCACTCGCCGCCAGGCCGAGATCTACGCCTGGGTGGTCCGCCACCACGACGAGCGTGGGTACGCGCCCACCTACCGGGCCATCGCCACGGCGTTCGGCATCCAGGTCAACGGTGCTGCCGAGACGGTGCGGCGGCTGGTGAGGAAGAAATACCTAGAGATTCGCAAGGCCCCACGGGGCGTGATCTACGTGCGAGAGGAGGTGGCGGCATGATCGACATCGTTGACGCACTGCGTGAGTACGCCGAGGTGACGGCCCAAGCGTCAAAGCGGTGCCTGAATGAGCAGGGCCAGGACCGCATCGCCACCATGGCAGGGCTCATTCTTGACGCTGCGGATCTGATCGTGCAGCTGCGGGAGCGGCTGGTTCGCCAGGCGTGCCACCTGGAAGTCATTGAGGCAGAGGTTCAGCGTCCACGGTGGCCGCTGCTCGAGGACGACGACGACCCGGGGATGGGGCTATGAGCGTCGAGCAACTCGTTTGGATCTCAGTGGGGGAGTTCATCCTGGCGGCGACGTTCGCCCTTG